CGCTATTATTGACTCCACGTATGGCGATGCCGCCGTACCGGCATTAGTAGTAAACCAAGCAGCTAGGAAGATAGCTAGGCTTGTTGCAAACCAGCAGAGTTTTGACCCCGTACAAATCGTTGTCGATACGCTAGCGGTTAGCGGCAGAGTCCCTACTCCTCCCGTTGCTGAAGCTGCGCCAGTAATCGAACAGGCTGCGCCAGTAATCGAACAGGCTGCGCCAGTAGCCGAACAAGCTGCGCCAGTAGCCGAACAAGCTGCGCCAGTAGCCGAACAAGCTGCGCCAGTAGCCGAACAAGCTGCGCCAAGTGTAGAAGAAGCTGCTGCGCCAGTTCCTCCCGTTGACCCCGCTTTTAAGGAAGCACAGTTTGTGCAGGACGAAACTGTACAAGAAGAGCAGGTAGACGGCGTAACAGTAACCAAGTTACCTCCGGGCGTAGCGCGTGGAGTAAAGCCAGTACAGCGCGGTGCGGGAGGTAATAAGCAAGGACGGCCTACGGAAGGTGCAGCCCAGCTAACCGAAGGTATGCGGGCACAGCAAGCGCTAACTACTGACTTACAAGCGGCACTTGATGCCCAAGAGATTACCGACGCTGAGATGCGCGAAGTGCTTGACTATACCCGCGCACCGGAGAACCGCTTGCAGCTGCGGGATAAGCCTGAAGATATACGTCCACAGTGGCGTGCAGTGCTAAATCTAAGCGACCAAGTCGAACTCCAGCAGCGGGTTGTATACGACCTGCCTAGTAGGGACCGTAATAAGGAGGCTGCGCAAGCTAGCCTAACGGCGCTACAGAGTGAACTCGATGCAGCGCAGACAGCCATTGTAACTAGTGCTCGCGCTAAGCTCGATAACGCCCGGACCTCACGTGTAGCGTCTCGTCAGAAAGTCGAAGAAGACTTCAAGGCCGGTAAGATAACTGACCGTGACCGTCGCATACAGCTTGGCGAGCTAAGCATATCTTCCGTTGAACCCGGTGGGCTTACGGGTGGTGTTCGCATGGATATTGACAAGTACCGTGGTGGTACTCTCTCCAATCTACTAAAAGAAATATTCAGGAACGCGGACGGCAAGTTTAGCGAGTACGATATGTACCTAGCTGGGCGCATTTTGTCTCTGCTGCCTGAGGTTGAAGATGCTGGGCTAAACATTAAACTCCATATCGTCCAGCTGGGTGATAAGGGTATACCAGTTGGGGTAGCTACCGGTGGGGCTTATGGTGCAGTACTTACTAACGTAAGTACGCGTACTATAGACGTATACTTGCGCTCTTCTCAGATAGGCGAGAGCCGTGCGGGGAACACCTCAGAGATTGTACTGCATGAAGCACTACATGCCATATCCACTGCGTTTGTATATGCGCAGAAGTTGGGCCGTAATACACGGAAGATAACTAAGTTTGTTAATGACCTAACTCAGCTACGGAACGACGTTGTAGACCACTTTAAACAGCGGGTTAGGTCTGGGGCTGAGCTTACAGAATTTGAAAAATCATGGTATGACCGTGATAGTAACGCCTTTGCCGACATCAATGAGTTTTTAACGTGGGGTATGACTAACGCTAAGGCGCAAGAGTACCTACGTGGTGTCAAAGTTGGGCAGAAGAGCACGCTGTTCACTCGGTTTATAGCTATGTTTAAGGCGCTGTTAGATATCCCTGACGGCGACACATCTGCTCTTAACCGGCTTATTGAAATCGTAAATCCGCTGTTTAATGCTAACGCGGATGATTACAAAGCTACTTTAGGCGCGAAGGGTAAGTCAACTAGCGCTGCTGAAGAGAAGATAGACCGTGGTCTGTATAAGGCCCAGATGTCCAACACTGCTACCGGGCTTGTTGATGGGATTGACGAAGCTGTTGCAGGTGCGAAACTCACCTCCAAAGAGACAATGAATGCGCGGTTAGAGGCGTTTAACTCAGGTGCGGGCTCCAAAGTACTGCCATTCCTAACTACTTCAGCAATACGCAAGGGGATATCTAACAAGCTACCCGTATTGGGCTCCATAATTGATGGCATCGACCGGCTAGAGCAGAATATGCGCGGGATGCGTACCTCGATGCGCACTGCACTTACTAGGCGCGTTCGTGAGTTTGAAGGTTTTGTAAACAAAAATGGTCAGGGCGTTATAGCCACTATGATGACTATTGCCCGTGTGAACCGCGTGGACGTAACTGCGTACGCTAACCGTGCTGAAGCCTTAGCTAACGACCCGGTTATCCGGTTTGAAAAAGCCCGTAACAACACCAAGGGCACGCGTAAGCGTGAGAAAGCAGTGGACACCGCGTGGGATGCGTGGGAAGCACTAGGTAAGCAGCCGGGTGGGCATGACTTATACAAAAGGACTCGCCAGTTCTATAGAGATATGCACACTGCACTGCGCAGCGCGCAGGACCAAGACATACGTAACCTAGGGTTAGACAAAAAGGCTACTGACAAGCTTATACGCGAAGCGCGTGGTGATGTAGATGTAGACATGGTTACGGGTAAGGACTCTGAAAACCCCGGAGTGCCAGATAAGCTGTTCCCCAAAGAGTACTTCCCGTTCCGCCGCTTTGGTAAATATGCACTTGTGGTAAAGGGAGGTGAACGCACTGAGCGTGAGCGCTACCACTTCGATACAAAGGCAGAACGTAACCTGTTTGAATTACGTGTAGCGAAGAAGCTGGAGCTACAGCGCGGCACTGCTGAATACAATAAGGTCTTCACCCGCGTAGACGGCTTAGAGAACCTACGTGACGACGTGGCGAACAACGAAAGCATGATGTTAAAGCGTATGTTTAACGTCATAGACAACGCTAAAGCAGAAGAAATAGATGCTACACGTAGCAGCGTAGAAGCTAAAGAAAGCTTGAAGAATAAGCTGTACCAAACATACCTGCTAACACTTCCAGAGCGCAGCCTGCAAAAGCAGCTCATACATGCTAAGTTAGTACCCGGGCAGTCTGCGGATGTCTTGAATGTATTCCGTACGTCTGTAACTCAGTACTCAGCCCAGTTACCTAAGGTGGTATATGGCGGGCAGATACAGAAGCAGATTGAGGCTGCATACGACAGTATTGACCCTGCTAATGAAATGGACCCTGCGGAACGTCTTAAGGTTACAGACCTAGTAGATGCGTTTGTAAACCGCGTACGCGGTAGCAATGACACCGAGTCATATGGGCCGATAGAGCAGTTTATAAGCGGCTTCACGTTCCTATCCCTTATGACGTCTATCGCGTCTGCTGCGGTGCAGCCGTTAACACTACCGTTTCAGGTTATGCCTCGTATGTTTGCGCGTTACGGGTTTAAGCAGACCTTTTCTATGGTGGGTAAGTACACTCCAGTATTTAGCTTAGTGGAAGCATCGGTAGACGTAGACCCAGTTACAGGTGAACGTGCGTTAGTAGCGCCTACAATAGGGAACACTACGTTCATCAAGAGCAATCCGCTACGTGCACGGTTGTGGCGTGAGCTCAATACGGGTCGGGATTTGTTCTCTCAAAAGCAGACTGATATGCTTCTACGCGATAGGCCAAGCAAAAATACAACACGAGATACAGTAGGGCAAAAAATAAGCGGTGCTTATGAAACGCTCGTAGATAGGTCCGGTGCGATATTTAGTTCTGCTGACCAGCTTACGCGTGAAGTTTCCGGCATGTCGTTCGCTGAGCTTGAGTATAACCGCCTAGTTAAAGCTGGAAAGTCGCACGAAGCAGCTATCGAAGGCGCTGTAGAAGCTGCGGTTAACAATACCAACGAGACGGTGGGTAACTATACGGAGCTAGAGAAGCTTGGTGTATTCCGGGGTGGGCCGCTGCGACGTATGGTTGGTTTCTTACGTACCTACTCAGTGCAGCGCACTGCGTATTACTTCCGCATGCTGAAGGCACTGACCAAAGGTGACTCATCGCAGTCGCGCCTACAGGCGTTTAACGAGCTGTCTATGGTGCTTACCTTCACGTCGGCAGCGGCGGGTTTCTCAGCTAACTTCGGTTACTCCTTCATATGCGACGTGCTGGACTTTATACTCCCGGGGCTTTTGGGCGACGACGAGATGGAGGAGTGGCGCAAGAAAGACCCACTTGGCGCAGACGATGCGGACTATAGGTTCCGGTTTCGGTGGCTACCGCAGAACTTCGGTGCAAACTCCACGGCTACTAGGGCTATGCAGAAGGGCTTGCTTACAGAGCTAACCGGCTGGGACTGGAGTACGCGCCTAAGCCAGAGTAACTTGTGGTTACGTGAAAGCCGGGGAGGTGAGACTACAAGGGATAACGTGGTAAACTTCCTCGTCGCTAACCTTGCACCGCAGGTGTCGCAGAGTGCTAATATTATTGATGGTATTGATGACTTTACACGGGGCGAGTGGTCTAAGGGTTTCTCTAAGATTATACCCGCAGCTGTGCGCGGTGCTGTTACCGCAGAGCGGCAGATGCGTGTAGGCGATACTACAAAGACAGGCCGACAAGTACGTGGTGCTGGAGAGTTCTCTACCCCTGAGTTGGTAGGTCAGGTATTAGGCTTTACACCCGATGAGTTGGGGCGTGATAGGGAAATCAACCGGACTACCAACAAGTGGAAGAACAGCATGAAGGACGAGCGCGGCGAGTTGTTCCAAGAGTTCCGCTCCGTATACGGAGAAGGTGATGAAGCAGCGTTACAGACAGTGTTTGAAAAGATGCGCAAGTTTAATACCAAGGTACCGCTGAGTAGCTCAGGTGCACCGCTGCCTGAGTACTTAATCGAGGGTAAGGACTTAGAGCGGTCCCTGCAAAGTGCAGAAAATATAGAAGAAAAGTCCTACCGTGGTATCGAGTATAGGGACGGTGAGGAGCGGCTGTTCTTCCCCTACGAAACTAGGAAACCAGTAGTACAATAAAAACCCCGCCGGGGAGTAGACCGGCGGGGTAGTATTCAACCAAACGGAAGGAGCATCTTCCAGCGACTGGTATAGTCACATCCTCCAGATACGTAAACCCCTAATACCAGATTTAGTATCTACTACGCTTCTGTACACTACTTTCAGCTTCAGTCTGCGTATAACGGGGCGTATTTCCTTCTTTGCAGCTTTAGAGTCTAGGCATGGGAAAAAGAGTGACGCGCCCCTTGTGAAGGCGCGCCAGTTTATATCGTAGCTGACCCCAGCTACCTTCATTCTTCGGCAGTATCCGACTTTGCAGCCTCAACCGCGTTATCAAAGAGGTCAGTAATGCCACCGAAGTCTGGGTGGTTAGCATCGAAGGTTAGAGCCTGTACCGGCAGTGTGTTGACCTTCATGCCCTTCGACATGCGTTTGTTACCTGAGTCGATATACAGACCCTTCGCTTTCATGGCATTAATGGTCGAGCGGTAGGCTATATTACGTGACCCGCAGTACTCGCGGAAAGAACTAGCGGTTATATACACCCGAGCAGTATCGGGTTCGTAGCGTATCATAAGCTCCCGTAATGGCTCTAACGCTGGCACTTCTGCCATTGCGCTACGGCGGTCTACCCCGTCATTAACTACAAGAACATTCGAGAGACGGACGTTCATAAACTCACCGAGTATCTGCTGCTCGCCTTCAGGTGGCGGTGTCATCGTATTGCGTAGATTAGATATCATCTTGCACGTCCACTTGAAAATAGCGGCGATATCCCAGTTACACAGGCCAAGATGCAGGGCGATGTAGATACCTGTTATGTTAGCTGCCGCAGTTGCCGACCAGAACCGCTCACGCTGCGTTAGCTTAAGCTTTTGGTCTAGACGCTGCTGAACCGTAGCATAGAGCGCCTTCACCTCGTCATAGTGCGTAATCAGGTAACGAGCGTAGATATCGCCAGCATGCCCATAGTTTTCAAGCAGTTGGTGGTCGAACATCTTCTTGCCATATTCGATGTCAATCGCGTCAGAGTAGTCTATGCTATACTCAATAATACGCATAGTCTCACCGTCAGGCGACCCCTTATTAATCTCCAGCTTCTCGTAGAACGAGTGGTTAGATGAGCACAGCGCGATTGTCTGCCATGATGTCAGGTTTGCCCGAAGCTCGTTAGAGGATGCCTTCATGCGGTCCTTACCTGTACCCTGTGTAATCAAGTAGGCGAGTTCACTTAATTGCTTGGGCTCGGTGTTCGACATTTCGTCAAAGCTGATGTGCAGGTTATTCATAACCCCAATCTTGAACACCTTAGAGTTAAACGTATCGTCCTTCTTGGCACAAAGCGCTACTGGGTCGCCATGCACACTGTTAGCCATATGTAGGGCTGTAGTCTTACCCGTGCCTGACTTAGGGTGCACCACGTTGATGATTGCCCCACGCTGGCCAGAGAAGCGTAAGAGAGGCGCACCGAAGGCGGTGGCTGCGGCAAACGCATGCCCCTCAAGGCCCGGACGTCCGTACAGGTCAAACACCTCTTTCCACTTCTCTAGCGTACCCTTAGCAGTCATATGCCCTGCTAGTGCCTTAGTAACTGACGATGGAGGACTATGGTACGTCCCTTCCGCGCTTATTTCCCGGTCGCCTATGATAAACTTACTGTCGTTATCTACCCATCCAAACTGATTGCGCATTTGCTCTACCTTTGTGTTGTGAAAATATTGGTCTACTGATTTAATTATGTAATCTACTAGGTACGCATAATCGACCTTAGAGCTCAGCATCACGTGCTTAGAGGCAAGAAGCTTCTTCAGCTCATTACCATCTGCCACCTTGATGTTTTGCATCGTAAACTCTTTGACGCCATCCCGCGGGGTATGCAGACGGATAAGGGCTACGCCCCCCTCAACAGGGTCATCCATACGCTTGGCTACATATAGGTCGCACGGGTATACTAGTACGATGTCCTCGACGCCTTCTTCTTCATCTTTGGGCATCACCTTACGCCATACACCCCCATGCTTACCCCGTACGTAGGGGAAAGGAAACTCAGGTATATGGTACTTTACCGACCCGACTTGGGTCTCCTCGATAACTACGTTATCTTCTGGAGCTGCCTCCTTCAGTGTTTTACCTAGCGTAATAGGAGAACGTATCTTGCCAGCGTGCGGGCATCCTACACACCCGCCGGGGTTGTGCTTCTCAAACTCCATGCAAGTGTGCGGCCCAACGATATGCGCTACCTTCTGCTCAACCTTATCAGGGTCGTAGTCAGGGTGGTCTGCGGACAGCTTGTGTATTGCCTTATCACGGTCCTTACAGAACTTGGCGATTGACAACGCAGCAAACCAACGTGGCTCCGACAATGTCTCACGCTCAGTATAACTGGCGTTAAGCTGCCTGCACCCGTTCTCACCACGCATCATAATCTTGGTGAAGCTAGACTCCATATTAGCACGGATAATCTTAGATAACGGGCTGGGTGCGAATACAGGCGTATCGCCTAGTGGTGACGCCTTCGTCTCTTTAACGCCTAGTAAGTCACGTATCTTCTGTATAGGTGTCGGCTTACCGACAGCTATAACCTCTACACGTAGGGGGTCTTTGCCTTTAAAGTTAAACGTGCCGGGAATACGCAGGATGCGCGCTGCTTCAAAACAACTGTTATCTACACGTAGCCCCTTGGTGGTGCAGACTTCCTTTAGACGTGTGCATACTGGCTCCCATTCTTCGCGTGTGACTTCTTCAGTCAACGTCCAGTATACGTGCAGACCGCGCCCAGAGTTAACTAGGGTAGGCCTAGGCATACCGACTGTATTGCAGAAACTACGAAGGGCGTTTACCCCCGCCTCTTGCGTATCGTAGTCCTTCTCTGGTCCACAATCTATGTCGAGCCAGAGTGACTTTAATGCTCTCACGTTTTGCTTGGTGCGCGACTTACCGTCTGTATACTTAGCTACACCAAAAAATACATTCTTCCCTTGGTCGAGAAACGTCTTGGCCCACTCGTCGGCTTCCTCACGAGTTTTTACTAACTCCTGTTGCTTACTGTCGGGGCTAAGCCCAACGATAGCGTACCAACCCTCTTCGGGCTGCACCGCTGATAAAAGGTCAAAATCCTCTGCCACGCAGACACCACTCCATAGGGCAAACTACAAGCCCACTCCTAAAAGAAAATACTCTCTACCCCGTTAGGAAGTAGAGCTCTCCAGACTCGCCATGTACGAAATAATAAGCGCCGTGGTGGTGCCTTGCGGGACCGAAGTCCCGCAGAACCAGTTGTACACTGTTTGCCTCGTTACGCCTGTACACTTAGCGACTACGGATACGGGGATGTCCTGTGCAATACAGAGCCTACCTAGACGAACACCCAACTTGTGTTTACTCGCCTTGGAGTTCGCTTCCTGTATGCGTAGACTGTATCCGCCAGTCATTAGTCGTCGTCTTCTTCATCAGCAGACCATTCACCAACTACGGTGGCTAGATTACCTACGGATTTAGGCTCTACGGCGGCTTGCTTCTTGGAAGGACGCTTCACTGGCTCTGGAAGTGCTTCTTCTTCGTCATCCTCATCGTCGTCGTCTGCATCTAAGAATGCTGGCTTCTTCGCCTTTGGTTCAGCTTGGGCCGCAAGCTTCGGGGCTTCTGCGGCAGCTGCCTTAGTTGCGTCAAAGCTAATCAACCGTGTTGTGGCAGGGTTCTCTTGTGCCTCGGTGACGCGCTCCAGCTCATCTAAGTTAATAAACCGGTCGGCTGTGAAGTTTAGCTCCATAGTCTCGGCATCAAGGTTATATGCTATGGTGGTTACCACGCGGTCAGGCGCTGCATTGTTTGATACCAGATGGCGGCAGTACTGCTCAAACGGGAGTGTGTTACCAGTGGTCTTACCGAATAACGACTTAGCTGGGATATTGAACTGATATACATCGCCAGACTCGTCACCATCTAGGAACAACGCGACCTTGCGGCTGAAACGACAGGCTTTACCCTTACCGTTCTTGCCCGAACCGTCTATGTTCTTAGGGCAGCTTGCACAGTTAGCGGCTTGGCGGTCAGAGGCAGATGCTTCTGGCTTGTCACCTAGGTTAGAAAAGCAGTCGGGTGCAGTACCTTTGGCGTCTGGGTCATAGTCCTTACCATAGAAGCTGCGGCTAGGCTTATCCAGCATAGCTAGGATGACAGCGTTAAACTCGCCGCGGATAGCCTTACCTACCTGCTCACCGTTTACGATGCGCTTGAATGTGCCGTTAGTGTTGGTAGCAATGCGGTTATATCCTCCCATACCTGAAGCAATCTGCGTACCCATCTTGGATGGCGGCAGTGCTACTGCAACGGCGTTTGGGTTTTTAAATATAGTCAAATTGGTCATTGTTTCTCTCACTTGGTTGTAGGTTTACGAACCGAAAGCACATACTTAGTATCTGCGTTGAGGCCGACAGGCAGGCTATCGGGGTTCTCCTCTAGGTAACTACGCATGTTGCCATTGTGTATGCGCTGCTCGAGAAGATGCATAACATCGTTCTCCTTAAGAAAGCTGTACATAGACCCCCAATCACTCGTCCAGTAACGGGTAGCAGCGCGTCTCGTTATCGTGCCTTCCTTAGTGCGGAGGCTATCGACGTTCTGAGTATTGCATATTTCCAGCAGCTTGGTGCTGACCATATCCATCTTGCCTTTGAGGTCCGCAATCTCGGCTTTGTGTGCGTCTTCTTTCTCCTGCACAGCATCGCGTATTTTACGGTAGACACGGACAAGCTGGTCTACAGGTAGGTCTTCCATATTATGTGCTCCTTCGTTTTAGTGGTAGGTTGTGTATTGTTTATTACCACTAGGTTTTGACATTGTCAAATATTATATTTCCATAACTTCCCTGTACAAGTCAATAAGTTTCTCATGGTTGGAGATATTATTTTTGAGCATGCTGTAAAGCCGCTCCTCTACTGGACTGCCTTTAATGTGCACAATAGTCATGGCGTTCTTCTGGCCGGGACGGTCGATACGTGCGTTAGCTTGGAGGTATGTTTCCACGCTGGTTACTGGTGCATACCATATGATAGTATCTGCCTCGGTGAGTGTAAGACCGTGGCTAGCAGCTTGTGGCTGTATGATTAGCACCTGTGGGTTCTTCTGCGTCTGGAACCGCTCGATGATGTCGCTGCGCTTATTCAGCGATACTTTGCCGTTAATGACAGCGCACGGGATGCCTTCCTTCTCCAGTTTGGCACGTAGCAACTCAATGGTGTGGGTGAACGGCACAAAGACTAACACCTTGTGGCTGGCTTCCTCTATGACCTCAAGCACCACGTTGATGCGATTAGACACATCGAACTCCAGCACCTCGCCATTATCCGTGTAGACCGCGCCCCCGCTTATCTGTAGCAGCTTGTTTATCTGCGTAGCCGCGTTGACTGCGCTGACTTCCTCGCCGCCTGTCTCAATCAGCATCTGCTCCTTGAGCATCTTATAGTACTTAGTCTGCTGCGTCGTTAGCGGAGCGTCCCGTGACACGTGCGTCACTTCGGGTAAGTCAAGACAGTCTTTCTTCTCGAACCGGATAGCTGGCTGTAGCATGTTGTGTATATATTCGGAGGCGTGTGGCTTTGGCGCCCACTTGAATTGCGTTACTTTATGCATGATGGTCGCACGGAACTCACCAAAATACTTAGGGCAACCCTGCGGGTTAACCAGCTTAGCTAGCCCGTAAGCATCTATAGGAGACTGGGCAGCGGGTGTACCCGTCATCATCCAAAGCCGTGGGTCGGTAGCGTTAATAATCTGGCTGAATATCTTAAAGCGGTTAGTCTGCACGTTCTTATATGCATTGGCCTCGTCCACTACGATAAGGTCAAAGCCCCCTGCAATTATCTCGTCCTTGACGATAGCCAACCCATCAAAGTTAATGATAACGAACTCGGCACCTGCGGCAATAATCTTCTTGCGCTGCGGCGCTGCGCCGTGTGCTACGCTACATGAGCGATGCATAGCGAAGGTAAACAAATCTCGTTGCCAAGCAGACTTCATAATCGACAACGGGCACAGGACCAGTACGCGGTTAATCCTACCCTTCTTCATCAGGTAGTCAGCGGTCCATATGACGCTAGCTGTCTTACCCGTGCCCTGCTCGTTAAAGCAGAACGCACGTTTACGTATTGACAGGAATGAGGCTGTTTCTTTCTGGTGGTCGAACGGTGCGTACTTACCTGTCCACTTATAATCTCGGAGTATCGGGGACGGCACGCCGTCAAACCCAAGCTGAGTTAGCCGCGTAGCCTCGTGTAGCCCCCAATGGACAGCTACGGCTCCGCCTTCAACTATAGCGCTCTTCGTTATGTAATCCGGTATAGTATGTGCGTTTGGCGCTGTTATTAGCAGTGCTTTGTTATCGATTATCTGCACGGTTGCTCCTTCGTGGTTACTTCTTCGTGGTTACTTCTTGCGTTCCCGCTTGCTACGCTCCGACACGAGGTTACCCTTCTTATCACGGAGGAACGACCGATTAACGGCCTTACTTTCTACACGTAGTCCTGTCTTGTTACTGCCGCCCTTATCAAGCGCCCTAACGTGGGCAACGTCTTTCCCGTCCCCCTTATGTACTTTGCCAGCCTTCGTCATCTTCGCACGGGCTGCGTTGCGCGCAGCGCGGTTCTTCTTCTGCACTGCTGTGCCTTGGTACGTATCGTATTCAGAACGGTAATTCCTAACCATCAATATCTCCTAGGCTTCCAATGCTCGCAGCTCTTAACTGGACACCATCCACACAACGGGCTGGTCTTTGCGTTCCATACACCATTTACTATGCTGTCCTCAAGCTGTTCTAGCTGATTATCAAACACAGATAGGTACGTATCCAAGTGCTCACGGGTGTGAGTCTTCTTAGGGAACTCGTTAGACACTACATATGCGAGTCCAGACTTAACTTTCTGTATCTCTGGGTAGTGCACGAATATAGCGCCAGCCATCAGGTCTAGCTGCTTCATGTCCGCATACTTAGCGTTCTTACCTGTCTTGTAGTCCACCATATGAGCGGTCTTGCCGTTCGTTATTAGCAAATCGACAATCCCGCGCCACCATACGTCCTTATCAAAAAAGCCACACGGCTCGTAGCCAGTGTCCGTCTTACGCACACCAAGTTTTAGCTCTGTGTGCTTATCGCCTGTAACCTTGGCTAGGACTTCCACCACGGGCCGCATGATGCTGAACTTCTCTGGTATAGGAGTGCCGCTCTTTATATAGTTCTCTGCTGCCTCATGCGCATCGGTGCCATAGATAGCTGCCTCGCCGGGGTTGTCCTTTACGTCCTTAATCACCTTGAGGTGAAAGTACTTCTTCGGGCACTGGTCGAAGGTCTTGATGCTACTATAGGACCATGCTGGCATTATATAACCCCCGTTAATTCTCTGACCGCTTTGCGGACGTCCCTTATTCTGTTCATAAGGGCTCTGCGGTCACTAGCAGATGCGGACATAACGACAAGGCGTTCCTGACCACCCTTCCGCAGCCGCACTTTTATGTGCTTTTTGTAGGGGGTGAAGTCAAACTCCACCCCCGCACTTGCTGTATCACGTTCTACAGCCTCAGCCATATCACGATAGCGCCGGTCAGTCACCGTGGTTTTCCATTGAGCCGGTTAACTATAAGCTGTGCATACCCTGCGATATCCACCCAGCTATCTACGTAGTTAGGGTTACCGTTCACTATGCGGGCAATCTTACTGCATATCATGTCTAGTGCTTCCTGCTGGTCGGAGGCTAAAGAAGTGGTGGCTCCCCCTGAACCGTCGCGGATAATCGCTTTCAATCCTTGAGTAATGCCAGCGGCCCCCACAAAAGTACCATAGGTAGCTGCACGTTTGTCAAGTATTTCATTAACCCTATCCTCTGAAGTAGCAGGACCCCCTACTTCTACCGCCTTATGTTCCAGTTGTTTTCTTAGTGTGCTGATGTAGCCAGCGCTTACAGCCATCCGATTCATAATCTCCTTGGGGGTTATACCCTTTTTCAACAGTTTTGTAACTTCTATTGCTTTCGTATTACTCATTGTCTGCTCCTTCAGTTGTAATTACTTCTTGTTACCTACAAACCGACCACGCTCATCGCGGTCAGTAAGTTCTTTGAGTTTGGTGTTTAGTATCTCGTTCTCACGCTTGATGTTACAGGCATCTGTGAAGGTGCTTAATAATGCCACCAGATAGCCAAGCACGAACAACCCGAAGAAAATAAAAATCAATAACCAATCCATATCCTTACTCCTCCATCACTCGTTAGAAAGTTTACTCGCCATCGGGCTTAGCCGCACGTTTTGGTAGTCCCTATACCCGCTGTAGGGTAGGGCATAGCTTTTGACGTAGCAGCGCGTATCGCTGTTTCCTCTGCTACTAAATCGGCTTCTACCTTAGCACGGTGGTCATCGCCGTTAAGTAGTTCGTCCATCGCGTCCC